AGCCCGTGTTATCGCGCCATTGGTTATCGCTATCTAAGTACAGTAAAAACGTTTGGTGAGCACACAAAACAGCGTTTTGGCAATATGCAGATGTACCAGAGTGCAAAAGGGAATAAGGAATTGGCACAAGCCCGTGAATTGTTGTCAGATTCAAACGCATCATTGGCCGACAGACAAAAGGCATTAGAACAAGTGCGCAAAAGTGAAACCGATTTGGCAGCGAAGGAATTGAAGTTTGCACAAGATAGGTTAGCCGCAGCGCGTTTAGACCAAAAATTAAACGGACAAACCGAGGAATCCAAAAAGGCAATCAGTGATGCCGTTGTTGCAACTCAAAACGCAGAAACGGAATTGGCAGCCAAACGAAGGTTGTTCAATCGTGAAGCCAAAAAACTTGACAAAGAAGAAGAAGATAGGAAAAAGGAAATGGCAAAAGCGGAAGCGGAACGCCAAAAAGAACTGGTTGAAAAACAAAAAGAATACGCATCACAAAGGCGTGAAGCATCGGACAAAATCCGTGAAGCCGACAGAAAGAACATCATTGATTCCATTCAAGACGAAGAAGAAAAGGCAAAGAAACAAGCCGAGTTTGATTTGGATAACGCCAAGCGTGAAATTGCACGGGGCAAATACACCAAGGCGGAAAAAGACCGATTGATTCAAGAAGCGGAAGAAGCCAACCAAATCAAGTTGGGGCAAATCGCATCGGATGCCGAAAAGAAAAAGTTGGATGATAAGAAAAAGGCAGACGAAGAATTGAAGGCGTTCATGGAAAAATCCGCCGAGGATGAAGCCAAGTTCATTGATGACCAATACGCCAAAGAACAATTGAGATTGACACAAACTTTGACCAACGAAAAGGAACTTCAAGATGCGTTGACCAAATTGGAATTGGACAGATTACAAAACCAAATCCAAGCCCGAAAGGATAATGGGCAATCCACAACCGAATTGGAACAACAATTGGCAAACAAGCGTATCGACATTGCCAAAGAAGAAGAAGCCAAGAAGAAGGATTTGGCACAAAAGGAATTTGATGCAAAGATGGCAATCATGGATGCCACATCAAACGCGCTTTCAGCGTTGGGAAATGCCGTTGGTGAAGAAACGGCCACCGCAAAGACCTTGGCGGTTGCGGGTGCAATCATTGACACTTATGCGGGTGCAACAAAAGCATTGGCAGCGGGGGCGGGAACTCCATTGGGATACATCAATGCGGCGGCGGTTATTGCAACGGGTTTTGCGAATGTTCGTAAAATGACATCAACGCCCGTGCCAGGTGCAAGTGATACGGCATCATCCGCACCAAGTGGACCAAGTGTATCAATCGTGGGTGGTTCAGCCGACCCGTCAGCGCAGATTGCAAGGTCATTGGCACAACAAAACCAAAAGCCAATCAAGGCGTATGCAGTTGCAACGGACATGAGTACACAACAAGCCCTTGACCGCAGAATCCAACAAAACGCAACATTCCCTGGATAAATCGTTATATAGTTATGCAATTGAAAGGTATTAGAGTTGAATTGGCATTATTGGATGAATTGATTAACATCGATATGGATGCCTATGATAAGGCCTTAATTGGTCCAAACATTGGGAAGTCAAGAACGATGTTACAAGAATCAATTAAGATTGCCAACACTGGGTTAGCCAAGGCAAAAAAAGGATTAGATTCCGCCAAGGAATTAGGGGATCAAAAAACCATCGATACTTTTGGTCGGTGGATTAAAGTGTTTGAAGGTAAAATTAATCTTGCCAACAAAAACATCAAAGTATTAAATCAATTAGATATAGTATAAAATATGAAAACATCATTTGAAAAATTCATGGCATCAAGTGCCGTTCAAGAAGTTTCCAAAGTGGAAATGTCAACTGTTAAAGTTGATTTGGCATTGGGTGATAATTTAGTAAAAAAAGCCAATGAAGTTTATGCATTGGCAAAAAAAGTTGAAGCGAGTTTGGACAATGCGTTTGTACCAGTTCGAGAAATTGAAAGGGCAATTAACGGGTTGTCAAATAATCCAATTGGATCTGAATTTCAGGATTTTCTGAAAAAATTACAAGTATTGGAAGGCGAATACCAATCAGAAAAATCCAAAGCACAAGCAATGGCTAAAGAACTTGGTGTTCCTTTACCAAAAATTAGTTGGATTGATGAAGTGAATGGTATTTTAAGTTATGCGCAAAGGTCAGAGGAAATGGCAAGAAAAGACATCAACACTTACAATGCAATTTACAAAGAAGCCAAGGCATTAAATAGCAAATTGAAGTAATGCGCATAGTTGAACTCATATTGGATGAACAACAAATGGCAAGTGGCATTGATGCGATAAGCATCGTGGAAGCCCCCGCCATTGAATCCAATTTTGTTGCGTTAAAATCCCATGAAGTAAAGTTTGCCAAGGTAGATGCAGAAAAACGCATCTTAATGGGTCCGATATTGATTCCAGACAAACCCATATACCGCAAACAAATTGTGGATGGGGCTATGGATGAATTTTACATTTACTTTTCCAAGGATACCGTACGCAAAGCATCACAGATGTTTTTGATGAAGGGCAATCAAGGCAACGCCACTATTGAACACGAATTGGCAGTTCAAGGTGTTTGCATGGTTGAAACTTGGATTAAGGAGGACATGGAAAAGGACAAATCGGCCATCTATGGGATGAACGATCCGATTGGTACATGGATGGGTTGTTTGAAAATCACCAACGATGATGTGTGGAATGATGCCAAGGATGGCAAGTTCAAAGGATTCAGCATTGAAGGTTATTTCGCAGACAAAATGAAGATGAGTAAACAACCATCATTACTGGACGAAGTCAAAGACCTTTTATTGGAATATCAAAAATCTAACAATCTAAAAAAATAAAGTTTTATGAGTATGAACGCAGAATCAATCTTGGACCGCATCATGGTAAAATTGGGTATCAATGAACCCGTTGCCGTTGCGTTGGAACAAGTAAAAACCGAAGATGGCCAAGCCATTTTTGAAGCGGATGCCTTTGAAGTAGGCCAAGCCGTGTTTATCGTAACCGAAGATGGTAAAATCCCCGCACCCGCAGGTGAATTTGCCATGGAAGATGGTAACATCGTTGAGGTTGATGAAAATGGTGTAATCGTTGAAATCGCTAAAAAAGAAGCCGAAGTTGCTGAAGAAGAAATCGTTGAGGAAGTTGAAGCCCAAGACGATATCATGAAAGAAGAAATCAAGGAAGAAATGGGAATGAAACCAAAGAAAACCGTGAAATCTAAAACCGAAATGGAAGAATCTTATTTCAGCGCACAAATCAAAGAACTTGAAGCCAAGTTTGAAGCCCGTTTGTCAGCATTGGAAACCGAAAAAGTTGCATTGTCAGCACAGAACGCTGAATTGGAAGAAAGATTGGCGACAGAACCCGCCCCACACACTCCATTCAACCCCGAAGCAACAACCACAAGCAAAATGAATTTTCACATTTCAAGTAAGCGTGAAAAGACAATTAAAGACCGAGTATTTGACCAACTTTTTAACTAAACTACACAAATGAAAAATAATCTTATCAAAACCCATTTGAGTGGTCCAACTGTATCGCCAAACACCTATGCGGGTTTATTCGGCAACAAATACATTGCGGCTGCTCTGTTGTCAGGCGAAACCTTGGCAAAAGAACTTATCACATTGCACCCCAATGTGGCTTTCAAAGAAGTTATCCGTAACTACCAAGATTCAATCACCATTGCCGATGCAACTTGTGATTTTACTGATTCTTCATCAGTAACTTTGGGTGAATATGTGTTGACTACCATCGAAAAGCAAGTGAACTTACAACTTTGTAAGAACCAATTGCGTACTACATGGGAAGCAGCACAAGCGGGTTTCAGTGCATTTGAAAAATTGCCTGCAACTTTTGAAGAATTCATGTTGGCACAAACTGCTGCCGAAGTAGCACAAGCAAACGAATTGGGTATCTGGAAATCAAACTTGTGGTATGATTCCGCATTGGTTCCTGGTCAAGATGGTATGGTTGGTTATTTGATTGACAATTCTGCAATCGTTCGTCCTTTCAGTGGTGCTACAACTGGATCAAATGTTGTTGCTCGTTTGCAAGAAGCATTGGATTACTCACCCGCTGCATTGTATGGCAAAGAAGGATACCAATACTATGTTGGTCCATCTACCATGAAGGCATACCAAGCCGCTTTGTCAGCAGGTAACTACAACTTCCAATTCTATGTAGGTGAAAAGCCAATGAACTTCCAAGGTATCCCCGTAACCATGTGTCCTGGTCTTAACGATTACGACTGTGTATTGGGTATGAAGAGCGATTTGCACTTCGGTACTGGTTTGTTGAGCGACTACAACGAGGTTAAGGTGATTGACATGAGCGACATCGATGGTTCACAGAATGTGCGTGTAATCATGCGTTTCACTGGTGGTATCATCGCTACCAACCCAACTCAACAAGTTGTAATTAATGTAACCTAATAATATAGGAACAATATAAACACGGGGTGGGCGTAAACACCCGCCCCTTTTTTTTAACCAACAAAATAGAAAAATATGCCAACTTGTGGAACATTAGCCAATAGATACGAACCATGTAAGCAGTTTGTCGGTGGTTTGAAGGGTGCTTTCTTTATCCCTTTTGAATTCGCCAACAGAGTGACTAAAAGCGGTACGGGATTGGTAACATTGATTGATAACGGAACAACCACAACCCCAATTACTGCAAATTTTTGGGAATTGAAAGGTTTGTCAACGATCGAAACAACTGTAATCGCATCACGCGATAACGGAACAACTGCCTACGAAACTTTGTTTACTTTGTCTTTCAAACCAAGCGGTAAAACTCCCGTAACGGGCGATGCCGATATGGACACTTTGAAAACATTGTCACAAGGTAGATGGCAAATCATCGTGTGGGATAGAAACGACCAATTTTGGTTGATTGGTGAAACTTTGGGTTGTGATGCCAATGGCGGATCATCTTCATGGGGTGTACAAATGGGGGATGCCCGTTTGAATACTTTGACTTTGATGTCAAGTGAACCAAACCCACCTGCACCCGTTGATGCCGATAATTATGCAGAATTGACCCCTGCGATTATCACTGTTGCGGCTTAATTTGATTTCAGTTTTATAGTTTGACGACCCTCACCAAATCGGTGGGGGTTTTCTTTTGTAACAAAAAGTGAGAATTGCGTTTTATAGGTATGCACATCAATAACACATCCACATCAGTTACATTCACATCGTTTGTGGATTTTGAAGGTGTGTCAACGGCAACCATTGAGGTATGGCATAAACCCACAAAAACGATGGTTTCCACCACGACTGCGTGTGTGAAGTCATATTCCTTCATCACAATGAATTTACCCGTTTTAACGCCAATTAACGCAGTGGCAAAGAACACGGATGAATTATTGTTTCGTGTGTACAATGGGAATGTGTTGATTTGGGAGGTTTTGGGATATTGGATTACGGGAACAACAAACATTTACAACACTTGGAAACAGTTCACAACGACTGCACCTGGTACACCTAATTGGAAAACACTATGAGTTTAGAATTTATACAATTACAATCATACACCGCACCATCCATCATTGAGCAAAAAAACAAAGATTGGGTGCAATATGGTGATGATAATAATTACTACCAATATCTAATTGACTTATACCATTCATCACCCACCAACAATGCGTGTATCAAAGGCACTGTGGACCAAATCTTTGGTAAAGGGTTGGAGGTTACAAGGGCATCAAGGGATTTGCCAGGTTACATTGAATTCAAAAAGTTGTTCAGTGCGGATGACCTTCGTGCCGTTGCAATGGATTTGAAGATGTTAGGCCAAGCATCATTCCAACTTGTAAAGTCAAAGGACCGCAAAAAGTATGTCCAAGCCAAGCACTTTCCACAACAAACCCTTCGCCCCGCTAAATGCAACGAAAAGGGTGAAATTGAAAAGTACTATTATTGCCCCGATTGGGCTAACATGAAGCGTAACCACACGCCAATTGAATTTAGGGCGTTCGGTTATGACCAAAGTGCAAACGAATGTATTTTAACAATCAAACCATATTCTACGGGTTCGTTTTACTTCGCACCAGTGGATTACCAAGGCGGTACGCAATATGCCAACTTGGAAGCGGAGATTTCCAATTTCCATATTAACAACATCATGAATGGGTTAGCCCCATCAATGTTGATTAACTTCAACAACGGGCAACCACCCGCCGAGGTTAAAGACACTGTGGAAGCCCAAATCAAACAAAAGTTTGGCGGATCGTCAAACGCAGGTAGGTTTATTATCAGTTGGAATGATGGCAAGGATTCAAGTGCGGATATTACCCCCGTTCAATTGAGTGATGCCCACAACCAATATCAGTTCCTTTCCCAAGAATCCATGCAAAAAATCATGGTGGCACATCGTATCGTATCGCCATTGCTTTTGGGTATTAAGGACAACACGGGTTTTGGTAGCAACGCAGACGAATTGAAGTCAGCATCTATCTTGTTTGATAATGTTGTGGTACGACCTTTCCAACGATTGATAATTGATGCAGTTACCAAGGTGTTGAACTTCAATGGGTACAATTTGAATCTTTATTTCAAGACCTTGCAACCCCTTGAATTCACCGATTTGAGTGGTAACATTATTGATGATGAAACCCGTGAAGAAGAAACGGGCGTATCATTGTCAGCCGAAAAAAAAAAGAGTGAATTGAAGGATATGACCATCGAGGATGAAAATTCTTGGTTGGAACATTTGAAAGGCAAGGGCGAAACAATTAACACGGATGAGTGGGAACTTATTGATGTTACGGAAGTTACCGATGCCGATGAAGAATTGAAATTTAACTTGGCGTATGAAAACCCCAATAAAAAAAGTGATGACGATAAAGGGGTTTACAAAATCCGTTATCGGTACGGCCCTAATTTCGTATCCAACAATTCAAGGCAGTTTTGTACTGCAATGGTTCAAGAATCCAAAGGGGGAGTAATTTATCGCCGTGAAGATATTATTGCCATGGGCGATGCGGGTGTCAACGGACAATTCGCACCACAAGGGGAATCCACTTATTCAATTTGGAAGTACAAAGGCGGTGTAAATTGCCACCACAGATGGGAACGATTGACATTCAAACGCAAACAAGTCAAAGGAAAGTTTTTGCCAAAACAACCCGATGAAACGGGTGATAATAGAAACTTGGAAAACTACAAAGAGGTTTCAAACAAATCAGCAAACGCGGCGGGTGTACCATTTTCACCAAGCGGGTGGGATACTGCCAAAACAAGGCCGATTGATATGCCAAACAAAGGATCATTAAAGAACAAATAAGATGTACGCAAACGATGATATTCTATTAATCGACAAAGAGTTGATTTTTAAGTATACCCAATTGGGTGGTAATGTGGAT